GTGCCAACGGTCTTGCTGTATCGCAACTGCCAGAGTTGATCAATGGTCAGCCTGGTCTTCGCACCACGCTGATGCACATCAGCGGACAGCAAATCTCGTCTGTCACGCCCCTCACGATCAACGAGGGGAAGAACGGCACGCAGGAGTGGGGTAAGGCAATGACCTACACCCGTCGCTACGCCCTACAGGCGGTGCTGGGCCTCTGCGTTGGAATCGAGGACAACGATGCTGACATGGACCCCACCGCTCCTCCGGTGCGCGTTGGCAAGGCGGAGCCGGCTGTAGCCAAAACCTCAGAGGATCTCAGCCCAAAGGACAGGGACACCTGTATCGGCATGATTGCAACAATCGCCAAGCCTGTTGCCGATGGAGGCATGGGTGACAAGGCTGCTCAGAAAAAGCTGTGCGAGGCTTTCCGCTCTGAGTTCAAGATCACCGCATCCAAAGTTTCTGACGGCATCCAGAAACAAAAACACAAAGCGTGGATCGAGAAACAGATTGTCTTGCTTGAAGACGAGTTTGTTAAAAAACAAACCAAAAAATGACAAATGAAAAGACCCCACAAGCGCTCCGCGACGACAAACGGCGGAAGCATCAGTTTTCTGTGCGGCTGGATCCCGATACAGCCGCCAAGCTCCACCATTTCATGGTGAGCCGGAACTACAGCGCCAACGAGGCGTTAAAGATCATCGTTTCTCGTTTTTTCAAAGGACACACCAATGCCTGATTTCTCAATCGGATTCGCTCAGTTCACCACCCTTGAGGAGGACAAGCGCACAGAAAGAAGCCCGGACGTCACAGGATCGATCGAGGTCCAAGCAACCGATGTTGATGCGCTTATCAACTATCTGCAAACTGCAGAGCGTGAAGAGGACTACAAGGGCGATCAAGTCGTCAAGCTGCGTTTGGCTGGCTGGAGCAGCACGATTCGAAACAACGTGCCAATGCTGAAAGGAAAAATCAGCGAGCCCTACAGACCCGACAGCAAGCCAGCCTCAGCGCCTGTTGTTACCACTGGCAATGTTGACATCGATTTTTAGATCCTGTCGATAGACGCAATGTGCTCTACAGCCTGCTTCAGCAGTTTTGAGTGATGCCAGTTTTGCCTGGTCAATGCACTACAGAGCTGCTGAAGCGTGTGTAGGTCCTCCAGGTTTTCTACTGTTCTTATTTGTTTTTCAAGAGCCAACTCTTCCTCTAGTGACTGTTTCACGATTATCCAATCGGCAAAAGTCATTGGTCTCCTCCAAGGATTGAAGAACTCTGCGTTCTTCGGAGTAAGGAACTCTCACTCGCATGTAATCATGCACGCTGTGAATTAGCCAGTCCGGCGGCCAGCAGTTGCCCCAATTCACAGGTTGCATACAAGACATGACCACAGTGGTCCAAAATGCAACCAGATATGACCAAACCCAGTACAGGTTCATTGCACTGGCTCCGGGTCTGGCGGTATGTCCACCTCAACCTCCTCAATCCACTGACGCAGTGCCGCACCAGTGCTGGTGTACTTAGGCCACTTCACAGCCTTCAGCAGCTCTTCCCGCGACAGGCAGATGTAGCTCTTTTCAGGCTCCCAAACTAGATAGCTGGGTGGGCCCTCACGCGGGTGGCGGTAACGAACAATCAGAGCGTTTGATCTTTTGAACTCTTTAGAAACTGGCATTGGTGCAGGTTTTGTGTACCGTTGGATTTCCCACTTTCATTAGCGGGTCAGTCAGGCTTGCAGGGGTGCCCGGCCTGTCAATCAGCTCATGGCGCGAGAACCATGTGCAGCACCCCAATTACTCGTCGTCTACCAGGATGACCCAGCCAGAGCCAGGGCCCTCAACCATCCAGCGTTGATCGAAAGTGTTGCGTGGCACTCTGACGTTCTTGCCGCCGTAACGGTTGGGGTGCCCACCGCGTTCCATGTCTGGAGCCCCCATGGGGTCGTGCATCACCCACTGTGCGTCACCCTCCTGCTCAGCCCCTTCAAAGCCCACGATTAGTGACCAGTGACCGCACGTTTGCGAGCCACATTCTGGCGGCTCACCGCGAAGCAAATTACCGCGATGCAGCCAGCCGACCATTGTCACGCGTCCACTTGCGGCTTCGGCTTCTAACAAAGCTGGGTCGCCATCATTCCTGAACTCGGCGTTCAAGCCAAGCCTTCTCAGAGTGGTTATTTGCGCTCTCACGTCTGTCGTATCGCCATGCCTCTTCCGTAGCTCCCCATACTCTTCTGCGTCTTTGACTTTGTTGTAGAGGATTGCAACCATCGCAGCGCTTGCGTCTAAGCATCTTCGGTGACCATTGCGTTTGAAATTTAATTGGTGCACGTAAGGAACGATTGCCCGTTGTGCAATGCCGCTAGCTTTCCACGACTCAAACCAAGCCGCATCCTCAGCCAACAATTCTTCAGGCATCGCGTCTTCCAGCTCCTTAATTGCAGCAAGTTGATGCGGGCTGTCCGATCTGAAGAACGAGAAAAAGGGGAGCAACGCGAGGCTCATTAGGTTCCCTAGGCGAGGACTCATTGGCTCAATGCTGCCGCGTCACAACCTCTGCCGCCATCAAGAAAACCTGCGTAATAAATCAAGCCAGCACTGGTCAGCATTACACCAGAGAGCACCGTCAGAATCCCAATGAAGATTGCAAAGATGACGCGCTTGCGGATCACTTGTCAGCAACCGGTGGGAATAGATTTTTCTCTAGGAAGGCTGCCACAGAATCATCCACCGTGTTGTCAGAGCGTTTTGCGTATGCCTTGATTAGATCTACAACCAAACGCTTCAAACTCTCAGACCGCAAAAACCGAAAAAGGATTGGCTTCAGGATCAGAAACATTGGAACTGTTCAACTACTGAAAGTCTAGTTTCTGTTTGCGTGGCCCTCAACTTTCGCCATCGCCTGCTCAAGCGCCCCAAGCCTGGCGAAGATCTCTTGGTCAACGCTTTTCATATCTGTGTGCAGCACGTCTAGCTGACGGCTGAGGTTGTCCACCGCAACGGTCAAGCGCACGAGCGAATCTCTGCCTTGCTGGCTTTGCGTTCTCAAACCAGATACAGCAAGCCCAGCTACGGTTACGGCGGAGCCTGCTGCAGCGGCCCAAATCTCAACCATGCTTCGACCTTGGCACTGATTCCATCATGACAGAACCGCAAGAAAGTCAAGAAAAAGAAGGCGTTGCTATCGCTGATCTTGTGAAATGCGCTGTTTTGGTATGGAGCGCCACATTGCTGACTGTCTCTTATCTGGGTTTCTTTCCGCAGATGAAAATGGACAATACTTTCGTGGCTAGTTTGCTCACAGGGGCAATGGCCTCTTTTGGTATTGAGCGCAAAGCTGCTAACCAGCAGAAAAAACAGCCACCTAAGATTGACTCAAAGGAGCCACCAAAATGAAGCACTTCCTGCCTTTGATTACGTTGCTGGCTTTTGGCCCAGCAGCTCATGCTGATCTAAATCACAAGATCCAAAGCAGTGTTTCACTCCAGGTTGGTGGTGCGATGACAACCGCAGAGCGCATTGGTAGTTCGTTCTCCATTAGTGGCTCAGGCGTTGACTCCACAGATGGCACCACAGCAAACACCATCTCAGCAGGCACAATCACCTCCGGTGTTTACGCTCCAGGCACAATCTCTGTGACGCAGGACACACCTGGTAATGCTTTCAGTTTTAGTCAGTCATACACGCAAGGTGACGCCGTTCCAACATCAGCCATCACTGCAGGCACTGTCCCTAACTTTTCTAGCCTGCAATCCACAGCCTCAGGAACGGCTGGCGACTTAGCGGGCACAGTGTCATCAGCAGGCGCACTTACGGTCACAGCAGGTGGAGCGAACACTCTCGCGATCGGCCAGTTCGTGACCGAACTCACCATCGACTGATGCGTGTTCTGCTTCTGCTGTTGTGCGGACTAATAGGCGAAGCGTTTGCTTTTGCCAAGCCAGCACAATCCGTTCCAGTGGTGCCCAATTTTTCAACTGGTTCGATGACCAGTCATACAGAAACTAGAAGCAAGGTCCAGGAAACTATTGTCTCCGAAAGCTACGGCACAGGCTGGCAATACTCTGTCAGTGGCACCAACATTGAACCCGTGGGTGGTGCAAGCCTTACGCCAGGCACAACAACAGTAAATGGATGGTCAGCCCTAGACGTCAACAACAAGCCAAGCTGGAAGATCACCAATCCCGCTGGTGCGTTTCAGTTTGTCGAAACCTACTCTGGCCCCGGCTTGTCGAACCTGACGCGCATAGAGCGCCTAACGGAAATCGAGCAGATTACAGACACTATTTCTACCTTCTCGCAGTAGTCCTAGCGTCACCGGCTAACGCTGAAACAATCGGTGGTGTGTCTGCCACTGCCGCTCCAACAGCAACCAGTTCTGGCAGCGTCACCAATCAAGCGGTGATGATTGCGCCCAGCGCAGCGTTCCAAAACACCTACGGCAATGGCATTCAATGCCAAGGCCCAACCCTTACGGTCACTCCCTATGTCAACAGGTCAAAAAGCTGGCAACTTCCGTATGTGGATTACTTTCCTGATCCCGTATATGACCTTTCTGACCTTAATGAGGATGGGGTACTCGACAATCCTGGACGAGTCCTCTACACAATGCCCACAAGGACAGGTCAAAAAGACACTCACAACTGGTCAGGTGGTTTGTCGATCCAAGCAACAATTCCTCTAGATGGTGGCCTGCAAGAACGATGCAAGGCAATGGTTGACGCCAACATCCGCCTCCATCAGCAAGTCGTAGAAACAAAGCGGCTTGAGTATGAAATCGCCAGGCTCAAAAACTGCGGCGAACTCAAGCTGAAAGGCATCGAGTTTCACCCCAAGTCGCCTTACTTTGCTGTCTGCGCTGACGTAATGATCAAGCCAAAACCAGGGCAAGTTTTGCCGCATAGACACGCTATTTCCGCGCCGCCCGTTGCGCCTGCCTCCGCTCGAACACGCTTAAAAGTGGAGCCTTTCGACCCAACAACTTTTGAATCTTTTTCGCAGCCTGCTTCACAGCCGGTTTCACAGCCTTAAGAAGCAGCGGGGTTCCAAGCCAGCAGTCACACCAACAGCAGCGGTAACCCCTACCGTCGTGACCTGCGGCAATGACGGAATTGCTGCTATGACTTGTTCAGGCAACTTGATCTCTTCATACAGGACGACGCATTTACCGTCTTGTATCTCGTAGCCCGCAATTCTTTTTGAACCATTTTGGACAAGCGTTCCAACCTCCTTCGCACGAAGGGGAGGACATCTTGGATCTACATCGACAGCAGCAGCTTTCGTAGGTGGCAACGTGGGTGGCGTTGGCGCTGGTGGTGTTGGCGTACTGGGAGGGTTCGGCAGAACGGGCTCAGGATCTACCGTTAACTTGTCCGGCCTGTAATCCATTGGATCGAAGGCAGGCATGTCGATAATTGGCACGCCGATGTTCACCGTGACAGGTGGGGCTTTTGGAACGGACATTGCAGGGATTCCGTCCCAAACCCGAACATCACTGATCCCAATAGTGCGAATCTCAGGCACTAGAACGGAATAGCAGGTCCAGTCGTGCTAGGCATCAGCTCTTGCACCTGGCTAGGCATTGCCTCAGTCACTGAACTATCCAAACGGTCAAACAAGACCGTTGTGATTTTTAGTTCAATCTCACTGAATGCTTTTTCGACTATCGCCGGGCCACGCACCACAGCAACTACAACAAGTGCGGTGTTGGCAGCAGCAAGGATGAAACCAGCAGCGCCGAGAGCGT